ACAAATAGTATCTGCAGCGTAGTGGTGCCTCCGGCACCTGCTTTGCAAGCTCTAAACGAGTTTGCTTCTCATTAACCGAAGGTAGGGACATGCCCCAATAAGGTATGCACATGCCCCCTTATAGTATCGGGATGATCCCTGATAGGTTAAGGAAATTTGGTTTCATATTAATCTCTCAAAAAGAGGCTATTATAATATGATAGCAATAAACGACCACTTAGTACTGATTGGCGGAAAGTCCGCTACAGGTAAATCTGTCTCTTTGATGAATGTCAAAAATCCAGAAGGTGTCTTGTATTTGAATTGTGAATCTGGAAAGCGTTTACCGTTTCCAGCTAAATTTGAGCAGCACACTATTACCGATCCGTTTCAAGTATTTGACGCATTTGCGTATGCAGAAACTAACGACAAGATACATACCATTGCAGTTGATTCTTTGACTTATCTTTTAGATATGTACGAGTCACTGCATGTGCTTACGGCAGCTAACGGTATGAAAGCTTGGGGTGAATTTGCACAATACTTTAAGAAACTAATGCAACAAGAAGTCGCTAAATCAACCAAGAGTGTAATCTTCACTGCTCACACAGCTGATGTTTACAACGAAACAGAAATGGTAATGGAAACCAAAATTCCAGTGAAAGGCTCACTGAAGAATAATGGTATTGAGTCCTACTATTCCTGCATCCTATCAACCAAGAAGTTGCCGATCAAAGCGTTAGATGGTTACAAGAACGATTTGTTAATCATCACAGACGAAGAAGCATCACTTGGACTTAAGTACGTATTCCAGACACGAGTCACTACAGCCACCGTAAACGAACGTATGCGTGGGCCAATGGGACTCTGGACTGTTCAGGAGACGTATATTGATAACGATGTCCAAAAAGTCTTGGATCGTCTTAACACCTACTACGGCAAAGCCACAAAGAAGGCTGCAGCATGAGTGACGATGGCGATTATGATTATGGCGAAATGGTACGACTCCTGGCTAAGTCAGGCAACGATATTCTCAGCGAGTTAACACCTCATGATTACAGGCTTCTAGCCACTGGCGTTTTTAACGCTGTCATGTGCGGTGAACGAATTGACGATATCAAGAAGCAGGTCGTATACCAAAAAGACCAAGGTATATCCCTACCTAAATACGGCCCATTGCCAGAAGGACTGACTGCAGAAAAAATGCATTTGTTCCACATGGCTATTGGCATATTTGGCGAAGCTGCAGAGTTACTCAATGCCGTCTATGGACACGTTGATAACAATGAAGAGCTAGACATGGAAAACGTTGTAGAAGAACTTGGAGATATTGAGTTCTTTCTGGAAGGTTTCCGTCAAGGGATTAACAAAACTAGAGCTAGCCTTTTACAGGCTAATATCACTAAACTAGGCCAACGCTACGACGGATTTAAGTATTCAGATGCAGCGGCCCAAAATAGGGCAGATAAGCCCAAGGACGACTAAATGTCATTTGGAAATTTAACAGAAGATGCAACCATTGCAGCTGAAAAAGATACATTAGGCGGCAGTAACTTTGGACCATTAGGGTCTGGCGTTTACCGTAACATGAAAATTGTTATGGCTTATGTTCAGATGTCGAAAGGCGGAGCTATGGGCATTATATTGCACCTGCTTAACCAAGACACTGGGAAAGAGCTTAAGCAAACTTTGTGGGTTCAGTCTGGTACAGCTAAAGGCAGCAAGAACTATTACGAGACTAAGAATGGCGAAAAGCGCTATCTTCCAGGTTTCGAGATATTTTCTGCTATCACTAAGCTCGGCGCAAACCTTCTTCCTTCAGACATGACTGTAGAAGAGAAGACTGTTTCTCTTTGGTCATACGAAGAGAAGAAAGACGTGCCTACTCAGGTAGATGTCATTATGCCTTTATTGGGCAAGTTCATCACACTGGGTATTGTTAAGCAGACTGTCGATAAGACTATTAATGTTAATGGTCCTAACGAGACGCCTAACTATATGCCTACTGGTGAAACCCGTGATGAGAACGAAATTAAGAAAGTATTTCGTGCTGAAGACGGTCTGACAGTAGCAGAAGCATCTGCAGAAGCTACAGAAGCTGTCTTTATCAACACTTGGGCCAATAAGAACACTGGCGTAACAATAGATAGGTCTACTAATGTTGCAGCACCTGCAGCTGGAGCAGCACCTAGTGCCTCTGGTTCTATAGCATTTGGAGCTGCAGCTAGCACGCCAGACGCTAAGCCAAGCGCACCTATCTTCGGTGCCGGTTAAGGAATTAGCCGTAATTGGAATAGACCCCGGCAGTAGCGGAGCATATTGCTTACTACTTCCAAAATCTCATCAAGTCTTCTTCAGACCCACTTCAGAAAAGCCGCTAGATACCTTCAAATGGCTTAAGCATGTACAAGAGAATTACCACTTAGCTATATGCATGATTGAAGAGGTGAGTGCTATCCAAGGCTCTGCAGCAAAAGCGACCTTTAATTTTGGTGGCAACGTTCGACAAGTCAATATCATCCCTGAGATCGCTCAGATCCCAATTGATAAAGTAAGACCAAAGGCATGGCAGAAATTCGTAGGGTTAGTAGTCCCGCAGAATCTGTCAGGCTCAGTCAACGCCAGTAAGCGAAAAACGTATATAAAAAAAGAGGTAGCTAGTATTGCCTCACGCTTATACCCAACAGCATCATTATATGGTCCAAAGGGTGGACTACTAGATGGACGATCTGACGCATTGATGATCGCCCATTTTGCAGCCCGTACATTAAATTTTGAATGAGGCAAGTAATGCAGATTCAAATAAAGCAAGACGAGCTGGAGACAGCTATAAAGAACTATTTGAAGTTACAAGGGCTAGAACGCCCTGTGGTTTCAGTAGTCTTCACTCAGGCACGTAGCCAGGGTGGTAGAATAACGACCGACATTCAACTAGGAGAAGTTAGTGAATATATTCCTACTGATAATTTATCAGACGTTGTTCAATCTAGTGGAAGCAATAGTGCTTCCCAAAGCTCAATTGTTCCTCAACAGGCAAGTAAGCCTGCTGAAGAAGCGGTATCAATTGGCAGTTTAATATCTAACGTATTAGACGAGCCGATACCACCAGTGAGCAAACCTCTCTTTGGAGGTTAAATGAAACAACTTAAGCGAAGTTTTCAAATTATAGCTTCGGTAATTGGCGGCATCCTTTCAGTAGGTATGCTGGCAGCCGTAATGTTTTACGGTGGAATAGTATTTGCAGCCCTGAGTATTTTAGCAGGTGCTGCAGCACTAGTTACTGTTGTTTCAATGGGTTTCTATGAGGCTTTTACTCATAAACCCAATAAGTAATCTTAGCCCCCGTCACAGGGGGCTTTTCTTTAAAGAATTCCCATTTTCTCTAGCAGTCGGAAAGAACCAATATCACTGATTGCTTCAGGTAAATCTAATGCTCCTGGGCGAATATTTACTGGTATGCCCTGTAAAATAGACGACCCAAAGATATCTTGTATAGAAGCAAGATCACCCAACAGCAAAGTAGCAAACGCTTTAGCTGGATTGTTCCTTACTGCACTAAACAAAGCAGCCTGTATTCGCATGTAGTACTTAGTGTACGGAATAAGACCCAAGTCATTAACCAACTGCAGTTCTCTGCTTGTGGGTATATCGTAGTTTACAAATGCACCTCTGGCAGTACGCATTGCCATCTCTTCACTCATAGGATCTATTTTACGCTTCATTAAGGTCTGGGTCAGAGCATAACGGCCTGTAAAGTCAGACATTACTGTCATTCGATTTAACACTTTATAACTGGCTGAATCATGCGTCATCAACATAAAGCGAGCAGACTTCATGACTGAAGCAGGCACCCGACTTGTCTTCTTTTGAACCCACTGGTCTATAGAGCTAGCCCAGCCATACGCATCTTCTTCAACATCAATATCTTCAACAATAGTCTGGTACATACCAGCCTCCATTAATTGAAGGATAGGATTGTTGCTGATTTGTTCTTTTAAGACTTCCATCTCAGTCTCTATATCGCTTCGCGCTTTAGCGCTTAGAT